GTTTCAACAGGATCAAATGATACGTATTCTGATGTTGCAACTGGATCAAATACAAGTTATAGTGACGTCGCATAGGAGAAAAATTTATGGCATCAACATATACACCTTTAGGAATAGAACTTCAGGCAACTGGTGAAAACGCTGGAACATGGGGAACTAAAACTAATACCAATTTATCATTAGTAGAACAAATTTCTGGTGGTTACATCGCAAAAAGTATTGCAGGTGGAGCACAAACAACTGCTCTATCAGTTAGTGATGGATCTACTGGTGCAGAACTTGCACACAGAATGATTGAGTTTACAGGTACAATTACAGGAAATCAAATTGTAACTATTCCAATTGATGTTCAAACTTTTTATTTTTTAAGAAATTCAACTTCAGGATCATACACTGTACAATTTAAATATGCTTCTGGTTCAGGAGATTCATTTACTTTTACTGCTTCTAATAAAGGAGATCAAATAATTTTTGCAACAGCAAATGACGGAACTAATCCTGATATAGATACATTATCAATTGGAACTGGTATATCTGATGTTGTTGATGATACTTCACCTCAACTAGGTGGTAATTTAGATGTTAATGGAAATGATATAGTATCTACTTCTAATGCAGATATAGATATTGTTCCAAATGGAACTGGTGATGTTGTACTTTCAGCAGATACAGTAAAAGTTGGTGACAGTGGAGCAGCGGCTGTTTTAACTTCAAATGGTGCTGGAACATTGACTGTAACAACAGGCGGTGCAACAGATTTAATTTTAAACACAAATAGCGGAACAAACTCTGGATCTGTTACTATTACAGATGCCGCTAATGGAGATATAACTGTAGCTCCAAATGGCACTGGTAGAGCAAAAGTAACTAATGCTACATCAAGCTCAACACAAATCGTAACTACTGATGGAAAAGGTATTGTCTTTTCCATGGTTTTCGGGTATTAATCTAGAAGGAGAATAAAAAATGGCAACACCGAATCTCGTAAATATAGCAACAATCACACCCAAAAATGCTATGGGTAGTTTATCTGATACAAACAGAACTACTATGATTGACGTACCTGCAGAAACTGCAGTAAGAATTGACACAATATTATTATCAAACATTGATGGAACTAATGCTGTTGATGCAACAGTAGAAATTAGTAATGACAATGGTTCAACTTATTATAAAATTGCAAGCACAATTTCTGTGCCTGCAGATTCAACATTAGATTTAATTGCAAGACCTATCTACTTAGACGAAACTGATTTAATTGCTGTTACAGCCGGTGCTGCTAACGATTTAGCTTTTCACGTTTCTTATGTAGAGATGTTAGACTAGGAGATTAAATGCCAAAGATAATAAAATCAGCTAAAGGAACTTTCACAACAGCAGATATTACTATTGACTCTTCTGGAAGAGTAGTAACAGCTGCTACTGGTACAGCCGGTGGTGGAGTTGATGTAGTAAGACTTTTTGCAGATCAAGGTGGAGCAACAGGAAACTATACTGCTAACCCAGGTGCTAACAACGCGTCAGCTTTTGTAAAAGGCGGCGGAGGTGGCGGTGGAGGATATGGTGGTCCTCACAATAGAGGAGGTTCACCCGGTGCAGATGGTGGATTTGGATTTTTCTTTGCACCTGTATCAGGTGGAACAGATTACGCTTATGCAGTAGGAAGCGGAGGAACTGGTGGTGGTAACAATCAACCTGGTAACTCTGGAACTGCTTCTACAGTTGCTAACATAGCGACTGCTAATGGTGGTCAACGAGGAACAAATAGTAATGGTCAAAACCCTGGTCAATCAGGAAACAGAGGAACAGCACCAGGAGCACAATTTGACATTGGTCAAAATGCAAATGGACCGGGTAGACTTTTATATGGTGATGACAGAGGAAGAGGTGGTAGTGGAGCGCCACAAAACAACCCTAACACTGCACAATCAGCGACACCTGGATTTATATTATTGTACGATAACTCAGGAACTTAATTATGACAAAATACGTTATTAAAGATGATGATGGAAATTACAAAAGAATATGTGAGGATGTTGAATCTAGAGACTTTTGGATAAATGGTCTTTTCACAGATAATACCACTCATCAAGAAATATCTGATGAAGATTATGTTTTGTTACAAAAAAGTGAAAAAGATTTTACAGAACGAGAACCTGTAACTTTACCATTAATAGATAAGCCAGAAGGCTCTATTATTAAAGAAGATGTTGAAGAAAATTTAAAAAGATTAATTTCAGAATTAGAAGGTGCTATAAAAGTTAACGCTAATTCTCCAGCTATTTGGACAACAAATTTAAACACATTAAAAGCTATTGACATTAGTGCTTTATCTTTTCCAATGACAGCATATAGCTGGGTTGACTGTTTAATTAAAAATGGTATACAAGTTCCATCTTCAATGGAATTTTAATATATAATTTTCATCGTCGGTAAAATTATGAATGAAAGAATAATTACTTTTTCTGCTCACGCATTTGTGTTGTCTGACAAAACATTACATCCTCAACCTGCTAAGATGCATATACCTGATTGGTATAAGGCAGTTCCAAATCCACAATATCCATCTTTAGAAAAAACAATTAAAGCATGTAAACCCTTTCTAGATAGTTTAACAGCAGGATACATTATTAAAAATACAATAGATCAAAAAATTAATTTTAATGTTCCAGGTCCTGATGGTAAACTTAACACTTGGGTAGAAATAAATAAAGAATTAGAGGTTTTAGGTGATTTCATTAAAAATTCAGTAAATTTTAACAAAGGTGATGAATATCATGACATATTTCAAATAGGAACAGGTTGTCCTTATGCACAAAAAAATAAAGGATTTGGAATTTATAAAATATTAAATGCTTGGAGTGTGCATGTTCCAAAAGATTATGCTGTTCTTTACATGCCATTATTAAATAGACCAGAAGATAGATTTGAAATTTTATCGGGTATTGTAGATGGACCTAATCCTTTACCTACTAATTTTCCTTGTTATTTTAAAAAACAAGGAACTTGGGTTTTGGAAAAAGGTGAACCTATAGCAGCAGTTTTTCCATTTAAAAAAGAAAATTGGAAAATGAAAGTTGCAGAAAAAACAAGTTTTGATCACACAGAAACATTTTTTAAATATGGATCTAAATTAAGAAAATGGTACGAAGATAAATTGTGGAAAAAAATTAAATGGACTTAAAAGATTTAGTAGGACAATACACATTGTTAACACCTGAATTAGTTTCTGTTTTTTTAAAAACTTTTCATGATGTAAAAGAATTTACTCCTGCAGAAATTACAAAAGAAAAAGGTCAAGGTGTTGATTTAAATTACAGAGTAGTTCAGAACTATCCTATAAAATATGGTCTTAATGTAAGTCTAACCGAAACACATTGGTTTAATTATATTGCACGTTTACTACAACAAAAAGTAGAAACGTATAATGAAGATAAAAAAGTTCGTTACATACCTGCTAAAATTTTAGATCTTACGCTTTTAAAATATGAAGAGGGAGGTTTTTATAAACCTCATGTTGATAGCGGTAGAATTCATAGAGAACTTTCAGCAATAGTGTTTTTAAATAATGACTATGAAGGAGGTCATTTACAGTTTTTTGAACCTAACCACGAAGATTTAATTTTAGATGTAAAACCTGAAATAGGAAAAGTTGTTATATGGCCAAGTAATTTTTTATTTCCTCATCAAGCAACTCCTGTTACAAAAGGCACACGATTTGTATTAGTATCATGGATGATTTAAAAAAATATATTTATATAAAAAATCTTTTATCAGAAAGTGAAAGAGATTTATTATTTAATTATGCAAAAATATATAATTTAAAAAATAGACAGAGAACAGGTTTTTGTGTTCAAACAGATTTAGGAGAAACTTATCGTCATGGAGATCCTGTAACTGATGCAATAGTATGGTCTAGAAAAGAAAGAATAGAAAAAGAAACTAATCTTAAATTAATTGAAACATACTCTTATTGGAGATTATATAAAAAATTTTCTACTTTAAAAAAACATGTAGATAGACAGTCTTGTGAAATTACTGTTAGTATAAATGTTAAAGCTGATTTAGAATGGCCTCTTTTTATAGGTGACGAAAAAATAATTGTTGAGCCTGGAGATGGGGTGTTATATTTTGGTGGTAAACATTGGCATTGGAGAGAAGAGTATCAAGGGGACTATGCATTAAAATTGTTTTTACATTATGTTCTTGCAAATGGTAAATTCACAGAATATAAATATGATAAAAGAGAAAGTTTAGGAATGAACAGTATAGAGGAACCGTATGCATTTTAGATGGAATGATAATAGTTGTGAAATAGTTTTTTCTAAAAAAGAAAGAAAACTTGTTAAAGAAAAAGGAATAGTAACAATTGATTATAGAGATGGTAGAAATTTTGTAAATGTTTTAGCTAGGATTGTTGGTGAAATTCATGTTAAATATAAAGAAGGCAGTTCTAACTATGATGAAAATTTACAAAGTGATGATGACTCAACAGTTAGATTAAAATAAATTTTGTGCAAATAAATTTATTTAATATTCCAATTCACATCTGTAATATAGATGTAGATAAAATTAAAATTAATAATAAAAATTTTAAAAAGACTTGGTTGTCAGAAACAGTTAGTTCTCACAACTTTCCTAATCAACTTGAAGAAAACGATGCAATGTATTTATTACAAACAATTGCTAAAGAATTATCATCTAATATTAAAGAAGCTTTTCATATCAGACTGCATAGCATTTGGGAAAATAGATATGGTAAAAACGATTATCAAGAAAAACATGACCACCCTGGTTCACACTTTTCTTTTATAATTTATAAAGATGTAAAAGAATCAAACACAGTTTTTGCTAACCCTGCAGATAAATTAATAGCTAGTTATTATTACAACATGGATATAAAGTTATTTGAAGAAAGTTTTATACCACAATGTCGTTCAGGACAGATGATTATATTTCCTAGTTTTTTAGAGCACATGGTTTTAAAACATAGCGACTCTGTTACAATAGCAGGCAATGTTCTTATAGAAAAAAATGATTCAATACATAGATAATTTTTACAGCACAAATGATTTAGGACTACAAGTGGTTTGTTTTTTAAATATGCATTTTGATGCTACTCACACATCAGCTTCAAATTGGTATGGTGGTGATAGAATTAAAGCTTATCCTTGTTATGAAACAAGACCTTTAAATCAAGATGGTCCTTATTCAATATTTAAAAATACTTTTGAAACAAAAACTAATCTATCCATATTGCATTGTGATACGTTTTTTAGAAAATCAAAACTAGAAGAATTAAAAAAATCTCCTTCTTGGGGTCAATGTAGACCACATCAAGATGACAATATTTACGACATAGCTGGCGTTGTATATTACAACTCTAATTCATTAAAAGACGGAACTTACATTTTTGATTCACAACATTCTTTTGAACCCACAGTTATTGTAGGTTCAAAATTTAATAGATGTGTTTTTTACGATCCTAAAATGCCTCATGCTCCTAGCCCAGAACAAGAAGTGGAGGAAAGATGGACTCAGCCATTTTTTATAATACACAAGCAAGAAACGTTTGAAAGATTTAAAAAAGCTCAATCTTGAGCTTTTAAACACTAGAAATCTATGGTATCACGTGTAATATTAGAAAAAAAGGATCCTTATGTTACAAAAAATAGGTTTTCAACCCGGCATTAATAAACAAATTTCAGAAACCACAGCAGAAGGTCAGTGGGTAGATTGTGATAATGTTCGGTTTAGATATGGTACACCTGAAAAAATAGGTGGTTGGAAACAGTTAGGAACAAGTGATCTAACAGGAGCTGTAAGAGGACTACATCATTATGTTAATAGTTTAGGTAGAAAATACGCTATCATAGGATCAAACAGAATTTTATATGCATATTCTGGAGGTATATTTTATGACATACATCCAATTAAAACTACAACAACACTTACAAATGCATTTAGCACAACTAATGGATCAGCAGTTGTAACACTAACTTTTTCTAGTGCACACAATATTACTGCAGGTGAAATTATTTTATTAGACAGTTTTACTGCGATAACAGATTCTAATTTTAGTGCTTCAGATTTTAATGATAAAAAATTTATGGTAACATCGGTACCATCAACTACAACACTTACAATTACAATGCCATCTAACGAAACAGGATCTGGTGCAACAACATCAGGTGGTATTAGAGTGCAACATTATTATCCGGTAGGACCAGCTGTGCAAGCAAAAGGATTTGGTTATGGATTAGGATCTTGGGGTGGTGAGGAAGCTGGAGCAGTTACCACAACTTTAAATGGCGCTATTAATAATTCTACAACTACAATAATATTATCTGATGCATCACAATTTCCTGATTCTGGAACAAATTTTATATTAATTGGAACAGAAGAAATATCTTACACAGGTGTTTCATCAAACACTTTAACCGGTGTTACAAGAGGTGTTCGAGGAACAACAGCAGCGTCTCACAGTGATGGAGCTACAGTTACAAATACTTCAGATTATGTTGCATGGGGTGAAGCTGCATCAGGAGATTTAATTATTGAACCAGGAATGTGGTCACTAGATAATTTTGGTGATAAAGCAATTTGTTTAATTGTTAATAGTGCTGTATTCGAATGGGACTCATCTTTATCAAATGCAACAACTACAAGAGCATCAATCATATCTGGTGCACCAACTGCATCAAGACACATGTTGGTATCAACACCAGATAGACACTTGGTTTTCTTTGGAACAGAAACAACTATTGGCGATACTGATACACAAGATGATATGTTTATAAGATTTTCTGATCAAGAAGATATTAATACATATACACCAACAGCAACCAATACAGCTGGCACACAAAGACTGGCCGACGGATCACGGATCACTGGTGCTATTAGAGGTAGGGATGCAATTTATGTTTGGACTGATACAGCGTTATTTACACAACGTTTTGTTGGTCAACCATTTACCTTTGCATTTGCACAAGTTGGAACTAACTGTGGATTGGTTGGAAAAAATGCATGTGTAGAAGTTGATGGTGCAGCTTATTGGATGTCAGAAAATGGTTTTTTTAGATATGCTGGTAAATTAGAATCACTACCTTGTTTAGTAGAAGACTTTGTTTACGATGACATAAATTTAACATCAGGTAATCAAATGGTATCAGCAGGATTAAATAATTTATTTGGTGAAGTTATTTGGTTCTATCCAACAGCAACATCTTCTGTTGTAAACAGGATGGTTGCATATAATTATTTTGACTCTTCACCACAAAGACCAGTTTGGACAAATGGTACATTATCTAGAACTATGTGGCGTGATTCTGCTGTTTTTGGAACTCCACATGCAACAGAATACGATGCTGATACAGATACATCTTTTGATGTTGTGGGAAACACAGAAGGTATTACAACTTATTATGAACATGAAATAGGAACCGATCAAAATAAAAATGGAACTATAACTGCAATTACTGCAAACATATCATCTGGAGATTATGATATTACACAAGCAAGAGCACAAGGAACAGGACAAGCTACAGGTGTTGCAACATTTAGAGGAGATGGTGAATTTTTAATGAAGATAAGAAGATTTGTGCCTGACTTTATAAGTCAGACAGGAGCAACTAGAATTACATTACGATTAAAAAATTATCCTAATAGTACTCAATCTAGTTCTCCACTTGGACCATTCGACATAACATCATCAACTACAAAAGTAGATACACGTGCAAGAGCAAGAGCTGTAGCGATGAAAATAGAAAATACGGCTGCTAGTCAAAGTTGGAAATTAGGAACTTTTAGATTAGATGTGCAACCGGATGGAAGAAGATAATGGCAAAGATAGTACAAGTATTAACTAGAGCTAGTAAAGATTATGATGTTACAGTTGCAGAATCTCAAGTAAGAGATCTTGATGCAATTGTAGAAAAATTAAATACAACGTTTCAAGAAGAATTAAAAGATGAGGTAGAAGCACAAAACTTCTTTTTAAATTAATGGCAAATAGTTTTATAAATAAAAAAGTAGATTTAACGACAACAGATTTAACGACACTGTACACAGTGCCTTCATTTAAAACTGCTGTTGTAAAATCATTATTAGTATCCGAAGATGCTGGATCAGGAAGCACAATAACTATAACACTAGTTAATTCTAGTGGTACTATATTTAATTTATTTAAAGATAAATCTATTGCATCTAAAGCAACAACAGAACTTTTAACTAATCCTCTTGTAATGGAGGAAAGTGAAGTCCTTAAAGTACAGGCTGCTGACGCGAATGAGCTGCACGTCATAGCTTCAATATTAGAAATACAGCCAAGAGAGGTAGTATCGTAATGCTTGAATTACAACCAGATAAAGTCATAGAGAAGATAACAAATAAAAAAACAGGGGAAAAATACAAGAATGATAAAGAGTGGAAGGACAAAGGTATATTACCAGAAGACATTAGAAGAGATGTAACTGTGATCATGCCTAGCCTTGATTTATTAGGAAAAACAAAATAGAATAGTAAAATGGCCATAACTAACGCACAACAAGCAAGACAAATGTATAAAAGAGGCACTGGACTCGGAGGTGCTGGTAGAGGCAGAGAAGATGCACAATCTCAATACGGAGGTGGATCTTATGATCCTGGTGCAAATAGATCTGGAAGAGAAGTTGGTGGTGGTTACGGCAGAAACCCAACGGCACAATTTTCACCAGAAGCTCAAACTATTGCAAGAGAAATGCGTAATACGACAATGGGTGCTGGAGATAGATTTGTTCCAGATTTTTTACCTACTACACAAAAAATAGCAAATATATTTCAAGTAAAAAAACCAACTCCTTTTGATATACAAACATCAGGATTTATAAAAGCTTTTCAACCTAAACAAACTTTGTTTCCGGAAGGAGGAGCAGGTGGTGTTTCTGGAAGTTTGCCTTTATGGGCACAGTTAGGTTTTAATAGTGAAGCAGAATATTTAGCATCGCTGCAAGCGAAAGAAACCACGGATCAAGAAACAGAACCAGAAGACGTAGGTCTTAGATATAGATTTGCAGCAGAGGGTGGTATCATGAATGATGATGTCGTAGGTGGTGAGTTTGATTTTGAATCTGCAAGACAGATGTATGGTCTAGGTAAACTTGTTAAAAAAGTTACAAGATCAGTTAAGAAGATTGCAAAGTCGCCTGTAGGTAAAGCTGCTATAACTGCAGCTTCATTATATTACATGCCTAAATTTGGTATAAAAGCTCAAGGTGGTTTACCAGCTTTTTTACAGGGTGCTAAAACAGGAATAGGAAATTTATTTTTAGGGATGCCAGGAGACACAGGAGGTAGAGTTGCTGGAACTAGTTTATTTTCAAAGTTTCCAGGTGGTGGTATAGGAGCAGGTATATTAGGGTTATCAGCACTAGCAGGTTTAACAACACCAGAAGAAGAGGAACAAGATGCTGAAGATACTACATACAGAGGTGAAGGTTTAAATATAGCTGATATTAGATCTAGACCATTTGATTTTACAGCACCTAGGTTTATGGCAGAAGGTGGATCTACAGAGAAAGAACCTGTAGCCAAAAAGACAATGCCATTATTAGACATGGATGGTAAAGAAATGGATTTAAGAGCTGAAGGTGGATTTGTGCCAATAGGTAGAATGGAAAAAGCTGACGATGTACCTGCTAGACTATCTAAGAATGAATTTGTATTTACAGCTGATGCTGTTAGAAATGCAGGTGATGGAAGTGTGGACAAAGGCGCAGAAGTCATGTATAACATGATGAAGAACCTCGAAGCCGGGGGTGACGTATCTGAAGAATCGCAAGGCTTAGAAGGCGCACGTAA